GGTCAGTACGTTCCATTTAGAAAGTACATTGCTGGATTTGGTGATGGTTCAGGTAGTGCAACTGCTTACATGACAAACGAAGATGCTTCTCTTTCTAACCGCATGATTGAAGATGTTCTTCAACGTCAACAAGTTGGTGCAGCATTTAAGCTTTATACAGACCGTGTATTTAGCGGTGGAACTGTAAGTGACACTCTTAGTCGTTTTATTAGCTTTGATGCAACATTAACTTCTGCTTCTTTAGGTGTTACTCCTGATGATGCACAAGCAGTAACAGTTGCTTTCCGTCCTGCTGGAGTACCAACTTTCGACTTTAGTCGTTCATAATAAGAACGGAATTGGAATGTTCCAGAAGCCCTGCCTTGTGCAGGGTTTTTTCTTGTCTATTAGGTTAGAATAAAATTGTATAAATTTTTATCATGACATCTAGCCCTAGATCTACACGATCACCGTTAAGAGCAATAGATCGACTTAAAAAAGCTGCAAATCTAGAAGCAACAAAAAAAGAAGTTACTTTATCTGATGGAACAGTATTTGAAATGTGGGTTGCTCCACTAACGATGGCAGAAAGAGAAAGAGCACAAAAAGGAGCTAAGTCTGATGATGCTAATGAGTTTGCACTACGTTTGTTAATGACAAAAGCACAAGATGAAAATGGTCAAAAGTTATTTAATCTTGGTGAAATTGATGTTTTAAAGCATGAAGTAAGAGATTCTGACCTTCAATCTTTGATGCTTGCTGTTATTTCAGAAGAAGAGGAAGAAAATATTGACCCAAAATTCTAAGTGCGGAGATTAGAAAAGATCCTTTGTTGATGCTTCAATTTGCTATTGCAAAAGAGTTAGGAAAGTCTTTATCTGAGATCCGTCAGTTAACGATGAATGAATTATTGGGTTGGAGTGCCTATTTTCAAATATTGAACGAAGATCAAGAAGAAGAAATGCAAAAAATCCGTAGACGCAGGTAAACTAAAGAAACTGGAGGGAATTTTACTGTGGCTGATCTGAATACCAATATAAATATTGTTATACAGAATTTAAAGAAAGTAAAAGATCTTGGAAAGACTTTTAAGGATGCTGCGAAAGATGCTGAACGAATAGAAAATAAAATTAAAGCTATTAATGCAAATTTAAATAGAGCAAAACAAAAATTTAATACGGTTGACCCTGATATGCCCAGGGACAAAAAAGGACGATTTGTTAAAGATGCAGATAGAAATAGACGTAGAAATGCATACGCTGAATTGCGGATGCAAAAAGCAAGGCAAGTTACAGAAAAAAGATCTGTTCAAAGAGATTTAGATGTTATTCAGAGAAAACAAAGGCTAATTAAAAGAGAAGAAGCAGGAGCTTTAAAAAGAGCACAAATAGAACAAAAAATCTTGACACAAAGATTGCAGCTTAGTGCTGCAAAGGGGTTGGTTGGCAGAAAAATAAGAGAAGCAGGTTCAGCAGGTCTTTCTCCTCTTGATTTTGCAGGTGGAGAAGGTAAACGTCCAAGTGCTAAAAGAGTCGAATTAAATGCACAAGTTCAAAAATTAAAACAAGGATTTCAAGAGTTACAAGAAGCAGAAGTAAAAGTTGGAAGCACAACAGATAGAAATGGAAAAATTACTGCTAGAAATATTCAAACGTATCGAGCTTTAGGATCTGAATTAAGTCGTGTTGTTGAACAATTAAATGCTTTAAATAGAGCTTCTGCTAAAAGGTCTATTGGTTATGAAAAAGGAAGACGATTACAAGAACGAATAGATGCTATTGACCCTGCAAAAGGAGCTAAAGCTTTTACGAAGCCTAGTCAAATTGCTACAGCAAGAAAAACAGCAGCAAGTGTTATTGCAGCCGCAGATACAGGTGATCAAAATTTATATAATCAAGCACTATCAAAAGCAACTGCACAGGTTTCACGTTTAGAACGTGCTTACAAAGAAGCTGAAACGGTACAGAAAAAAGCATCGCAACAATCTAAAAAAGCACAAAGACGTTTAAGAAATATAAGAAAAATTAGACAAGATCGAAACGATAGGATGAGAGAAAGCTTAATGCTTGGAGCTGGTTTCCCTCTCTTATTTGGTGGTGGAGTTGGTGCTGTTGCTGGTGGAGTTGGGGGTGCTCTTGCTCAAAAAGGAGGAAAAGGATTTGGTGCTCAAATCTTATTTAGTGCAATAGGTCAACAGTTTGACGCTCTTGTTTCTTCAATGGTGTCTAGCACCGCAAAGTTAGGTCAAGCATTAGGTCAATATAATCAAAATACAGAACAACTTATTACTTCATTAGGTCTTGCTGGAACAGCAGAAGGTCAACGCATACAAATAATTGAAACTTTACAAGGAAAACAAGCAGCTTTTAATGCAGCAATGCAGCAATTAGTTAATGCTGTAGGAGAAAAAGGTGCGGCAGATCTCAAAATCTTTGGTGATAATTTACGTTTAATAGGAAGTGAATTTAGAATATTCTTTACACAGGTTCAAGCTGGAATTGCAAATTTAATTAATGCAGCAGATCGTTTCTTTAAAATTTCACAAGGAGCACAAGACGCTCGTTTAAAACGATTTGCTGAAACAACTACAAATTCTGAGATTGTTGCATTAAGAAAAAGACGAGATTCAATAACAAGAACACAAGGAGGAATGGGACAGAAAAAAGCAGATATTCAAACGCAAATAGAAGCATTAGCAGGGCCATTACTTGCAAAACAAGATGCTCAAGTTGCAATAGATACTGCTTTAATGGGTGAAAAAGAATTATTAAAAACTAAAAAAGAACAATTTGAAATAGATCAACGTATTGTTGAATTGAAAAAAGGAGGAATGAATGAGGCATTAGCAAGTGAAATAGCAAAATTAGAACAAGTTTTTAATAAAGGAACTACTAATTTAGAACAACAAAAAAAATCATTACAGCAACAAATAAGAACAAATGGATGGACTGATGAGCTTGGAGTACAGTTAAAAGAAATTAATAAAGCTTTAGAAGAGAGGGTTAAGTTGTTAGGAATGTCAACAGAAGAATTGAAAAAATACCTTGCTACTCAAAAACAAGTTAAAGAAGAATCAGACTTTATAAAAGTAAAATGGGAAGACATTAAAGAAACTATTGCTAGTGGGTTAACAAGTGCAGTTGAAGGATTAATAGCTGGAACGAAGTCATTAGGTGAATCATTAGCTGGTATTGCTAAATCAATTGCAAGTATGTACTTAAAAGCAGCAATTACAAATATGTTGCCTACATTCGCAGAAGGAGGTTATGTATCTAATGGCATTAAACCGTTTGCTTCTGGAGGAATGGTTACAAGACCAACCGTAGGACTTGTAGGAGAAGCTGGAGAAGACGAATATATAATTCCTGCATCAAAGATGGCTGCAAGTATGCAACGCTACTCATCAGGTGCTAGAGGCGAAGCTGTAATCCCTGGTACTGGTTCGTCTTATGCAGGTAGCGGTGGAAGTTCTACTACTGTTAATTACTCTGGCCCTATATTGAATTTCAACTCTGAAGAGTTTGTTCCTAAGTCTGCTGTAGGACAAATTATTGCAACAGCCACATCAAGAGGTGCTAAAGCTGGAGAAGCTAGAACATTGTCTAGTCTTCAAAATTCTCGTAGCAGAAGGAGTAATTTAGGATTATGAGTCTTGTTGCTTTAACTAATTTTATTACTATTACTAATCCAAATGGTTCAGTAGCAAACATTCCTGACAAGTTTCAAAACGGAAGACACTCTCCTGCAATTAGTGGATTTCAATACCTTTCTTTTATTTATCAAGGAGCTGCAAGAAATAGATCTGGAGACAATATGACTTCATCATTATTACTTGCAAATAATGAGTTGAGCATGAATTATGCACAGCAAATTGTAATTAATAAATATCATGTAAAAGTAGAAACTTGGTTAATGACAGAAGCATTTGAAAGAAGCAAAGAATTAACAGAAGAGCAATGGTTAGCTTCTTCTATGTCATATGATCCAGAGGCAATAGAAATTATTCTGTCTTCTGCTATTGATGCTGTTGGTGCAAATGCTCCAGATAAAGTGTTAACCAGAGATATTGTTGGAGCTTTACCAATTACTGGATCAATTCAAAACAGGTGAAGCCACATCAATTAATTGGTCTTCCTTATCGTTTAGGGGCTGATCCTGAAAAACATAAGGCTGGTGATTGTTTGTCTTTGGTTCGTACGGTGTTAGCAAACTATGGTTTTACTGTTCCAAAAGGAGAGCGTGATTGGTATCGAAGATTAAGGAAAAAAGACTATAGTATCTTTTTTGAAGAATTAAATAGGTGGGGAGTTGATTCACCCCCTAAACTAGGGACAATTGCTTTATGCAAATCAGATGATGGTTATGGCATGGCAACTTTTTACGAGGAAGGATGGCTAAGTTACCAAAAAACATTAGGCGGCCTGGTGGTGATTTGGTTGCCTTTAAAAGCCCTCATGGTAGAAGGCTGTTATTACCAACGGACGTAGAATTATGTAAGGTTTTAGGAATTAATGAAGATGAGTATTGGTATTTTCAAGATACGGTTGCTGCATATAACGGACAAAGACCAGAAGGATATGAATTAATTCCTGATATTCAAGCTGGAAGCGTAGCTGCTTTTCTTGGTTTTGAATCAGCAAAAGCATTATTTGTTCAAATAGGAATAGCTGTAGCTGCTGCAACCGTTTCTTACCTTTTAACACCTAAACCAAAAGAGATAAAATCAGGTGGTAGCAGAAGAACTGCTGATGCAATTGGTAATACTAAGTTTGCTCCACAAGCTTCTTTTAATTCAATACAAGAGTTAGCAAATATAGGTGATGCTATTCCTCTTATCTTTGCCAATCAAAAACCAGAAGGAGATTATATTTATGGAGGCATAAGAGTTAACAGTCAACTTTTATGGTCGCAATTTGTAAGTCTTGGTAAATATCAACAATTAAAAGCACTTGCTTTGTTTTCTCATGGAACGATAGGAGCTGATCCTGATTATGAAGGATATGCCGTAGGAGATACGCTTTTAAATACTTATAACGCTCATAAAGTTGGTCTTTATTTTAAGAATGGAGAAATATCAGAAGACAACAGAATTGTTGAAAATAATATAGATAAATATGGAGAATCTGAATTAACTTTTACTGGTAGTGGTAATGATCCCTTTGCTGTTGGTGTTCCAAATAAAGCTGGCACACACGTTCCAACATTAACCAGCAAGGCATTTAGTGGGACAAGAAACCCTACAACACAGACAGCTTTTGGTGTTTATTCTCCTATTCCTAATGCTCAAATTTGCAGATTACCTTATGAGTTAATTCGTGATCCTAGAGGTTCTTCTAAAGAATCAATTAAGGACATGATGAGAAAGAGAAAAAAAGTTGAATTTGCTAGATGGCCTACTAGAGCTGGAATTTTAAGGATAAATAATACAACATCTAAAGGACTTTATTCTGTTAATAAAGACGACATAATTCAATATCAAATAGTAGGAATGGATAGTGGAGAAACTAATGCTTTACAAAGAGTTTATGACGCAGATAAAAATACTCCAGGTTATCAAGTAATTGAAGGTGAAGGTAATGCAGATGCTTTTAACTACAGACCTCATGGAGTTGAAGATGTTGATAATTTAACAACATCAATAAGAGAAAATACAGATTCTTTAATAACAGTTGGGGAACAATATTTAATTGGAACGGCACTTGTTATTTGCACATCAAATAATAACAAACCTGTTCCTTGGTCTATTGAGCAAACAAAAGAATATGATTTTAAAGTTATTGAACCTGGCGAAGTAGATATTCCTGTTAATGGAGCAGATTTATCTAAGCATTGTCAAAATCCAGAATGGTTTGATCCTGCTGGTTCTGGTCAAGATAAAGATGCAAGATATAGTTTAAGTGATTTAGCTCCAATATTTTGGCAGCAAATAATTAGTGGTACTGAGCTTAATTATTCCAGAGGTACAAATGATTTATATTATGCTCATAATATTTATACAGCTCAACGAATTGCATTAGCAACTGTTTCTAATAATAGAAAATGTGATGTTACAGAAATAGGAATTAAATCAACTGTTTTTAAACGTATTCGATTTGCAAATGTTAATAGTCAACCAGACGAAGAAGCATTAAAACAAGCATTTACCGATAGAACACAAATACAATTAGGACAAGTTGATGGTTATGCAAAAAGAATTTCATTATTTATGTTGCAAGCAAGAGAAATAGGAGATTCTAATTGGACAGATTTAATTAATGATGGTGATAATGTTGGTACAAATGTTCAAAATCATAGTGGTTTATTTGCAGTTAAAGGTAGCACTCCAGAAGCTCAATATAACGCTATAACTATTTCACATCCTCGTAATCAATATGAGTATAGATTTAAACCTTTTCCTGGTAATTACATAACAAGAAACGAGTTATGGGGTAAAGCATTTAATTTGTTAGCAACTGATGGAGGTGGTAATACACAAGTTTCTCATTTTAATGTAAAAACTTCTTTTGGAGATTTTGATATAGCTTTTTCAGGTAATGAAGAATACAGAATTGATGAAGATGAAGCTTGTAATCCTGAATGGCAATTAGGAGCGTCTTCTGTTAGCACAAGTGGAACGGTAACAAGTGTAAGACTTAACGGACAAACACAATGGATCTCAAGTCCAGATTTTGATGGGTCAGTTACAAGTTGCAAATGGGATACTAATAGAGTTATTACAGGTGGATCTCATACAATTGTTTTATGGAATGAGATTAGTGCTCCTGCTTGGTCTGCTGGACAAGTTGCAAAAGGTTTACCTGCACATCAATGGCAGTTATATGACGGAGTAAGAAGTGATTGGGTTACAACTTTTTTCCCTAACAATAATGGTGCATGGGATCAAGTTTGGTTTTGGCAGCCAAGCCCTGAAAGAAGATTTATTGTTGCTAATCCTTCTACTTATAATCATCCAGATAATAACAATCATAAATTTCATGTAATAGAACAGACATGGCAATGCAAGAAAGAATACGCAACAAGATATAATCATTTCAATGGATCTGTTTCTGTTACTGAAGGTAGTGGAACTGGGTTAAAAGTTGATTTAACAATCCAAAAAGTAAATATAAATCAATTTAATGCGGGGTTTCCTGCTGTATATGAATACAAAGCAACATGGTCGTTAGATCCTAATAACTTAGGAACTGGCTACAACAATGGAGACCAAGTAAAAATCCCTTGGAACGACCATAACGGAGTTGCAAGAATAATCAATGTAACTTTATTAGTTAGTTCTAGACAAATAACAACAAGAGCAGCACAAAACTTTAATCCTTTTGATGCTTTAGTTGATTGGAACGTATATGAAGGAGATGAAAATAGTAATCGTAATGAACCAGATCACGAAATTGTTTATGTCAACGAAATATTAAAACCACCAGTAGATCAAGCAACGAATAAAGAAGAACCTGCGGAATATGGTGATTTAGCTTTTGCTGGTATAAGAATTAACAGTTCAAAAGAGTGGACAAACTTTAGTCAGTTTTCTGCTTACTTTAAAAAAGGAATAAAAATAGAACAGTTAAATAGCAGTGGAACAGGAGCTTCTAATTTATTTCCTGAAATTGCCCATGCGTTATTAACTAGCACAGAAATAGGAGCAGGAAAATTAGTTGGAGCTAGTTCTGTAGATCGAGCAGCAATGGCTGATGCTGCTGATTATTGTTCTAAAAATAGATTTTTCTGGGACGGTACGATTTCATCTAAATTAAATTTAAGAGATTTTATTTTTGAACACGCTGGTTATTGTTTATTAGATTTTACAATTATTGGAGGTAAATTTAGTCTTAAGCCTTCTGTCCCTGTTAACTCAAGCAATAGAATTGATAAAACAGTTTTACCTGAAATAAAATGTCTTTTTACTGATGGAAATATTAATGATTTACAAGTTTCATTCTTAAGTCCAGAAGAAAGACAAACATTTAGAGCTGCTGTTCTTTATCGTGGCGAAAATCCAAACGGTTTCCCAGAAACAAAATCTGTTTTAATTGAAGAAAAAATTGCTGGTGGATCAACTGATCCAATTGAAACTTTTGATTTATCTGGTTTTTGTACTTCAAGACAACAAGCAGAGTATTTTGCTTTCTTTGCTATTAGGTCAAGACGTTTAGTTGATCATGGTTTAACTTTTAAAACAGCTCCTCAATATATTCAATTTCTTAGCCCTGGTGAATATTTTAGATTAGTTTCAGAAGTTAGTCATACCAGTAGATTTAGAAATGGTGCAAAGCTAGAAGATGGAACAATCGTGAGTAAAGATGATGTTGCTGGATCGGAAGATGTTTTGTATTGGGAGCCTGGAACTGTAGGAGTTAAATCATCAACACTTTCTCAAGCTCCTAACGGTGTTTTATTTACTGTTAAAAATACAACAACAGAAAATAAAGTTTATAAATGTGAAAGTATTTCTTATGGTGAGGATGGATTAATTGAAGTGGCTGGTAGCTATGCTCCTACAGAAACCAATGGACAACTTTCCGTTATGCAATATTGGGGCTTAAATGGAGACATTACAAATTTCAATATTACTGACGATCAATGACAACAGCACAACCATTTCCACAAATTAAACCAACTTCCAGAAGTTATTCGGCTGGAACGTACCCAAGTACAAATTTTGAATCGTTAGACGGTACAAAAACACATTTGCGTTACGGTAATAAAAGAGTTAATGCAACTTTGACTTTAGGCTTTTCAAATATTACTGATGCTGACGCTGCTTTAATTTTAGATAACTATGAAGATGTAAATTCTGATTGGGATTATGTAACTTTTGATCGTGGTTATGCTACTTCAGGTGTGACTGATACTAGCCTTTTAGCTTATTTAAAAGAGTCTGGATCAAGTCTTAAGTGGAGATATTCTGGGCCTCCTACTGTAACAAGTACATTTAAAGGTTTGAGCAATGTAAGCTGTTCTTTTGTCGCTTGTCTCGATTCACCGTAGAATAAACGCAATGTTTTTGATTTAGGGCTGTGGCGAAGTATTTCAGTGGCAAAGATGGGAAGCTGTATGTAGGAGGAACTAATGTTGCTCAACTACAGAACTGGAGTTTTTCACAGTCAATGTCTGTACTTGAAATCACAGCAATGGGTGATACAGACAGAACATTGAAACCAGGAGTTAGAAGTTATTCAGGTAGTGCAAGAGCTTATTACTATACTGCTACTGCTGCTGGTGCTCCTAACGTAACTGATTTATTAACAGCAGCTATAAAAAGTAGTGGAACAGAATCAGACAAAGTTACGTTAAAACTTAGATTAGAAGAAGTATCAGGTTCAGATACAAATGCAAGAGATATTGAATTTGGTGCGTACGTTACATCAGTTTCTATGAGTAGTTCTGTAGGAGAAATTTCATCTGTTGATTTTAGTTTTGAAGTTGATGGTGCTCCAAGTGTTGACACTATTTCTACTTAATTGTGGCTGTTTATTTTGGACAAAATGGTGAGGTAGAGATTCGTAGAGATACGTTGTCATCTCCTATTCAAACAAAGTTAGATCCGCATGATGTAAATACAACAACTAAAAGATTTTCAATTGATCAATTTTCTAGTTCGTTGATTACTGGAGATCGTGTAGAGATTGCAACAGTTGATAAAAGCACATTAGAACTTGTAAATGGTCATAATCATCCAGATGGGAATTGGTATGTTTATGTTGATAAGATGGGTGGAATTAGATTATTTACTACGTTTGCGGCTGCAATAACAGGAAGACAATCAGATGCTTTAACACTTGTTACTCCTAGTGCTGCTAAAGAAGTAACACTTCAAACTGTTAATTCTAGATTTAGACATTTAGCAAGAGTACAAGATTTTGAAATTACTACTAACAGAGATCAAATTGATTTAACTCCTTTAGGTGCTCAATTTAAAAAGCAATATGAAGCAGGTTTAATTAGTGGTCAAGGAACTTTAAGTTGTTTATGGGAACACAGTTCAGAGTTGGCTGATCATACTGCTGTTCAAGATCCAGAATTTCCTTTTTATCTTGCTCAATTAATTATTCGTCTTCAGCAAGGAGCAGACTTTGATGGACGTTTTTATATCTATAAAGATTCAAACACTTCTCTTCATACTGTTTGGTACGAAGCTAAGTGCGTCGTAACAAATGTTGCTGTTAGTGTTTCTGCGAGCCAAGAAATAACGACAAGAATTGAGTTTATAACGACTGATGTGATCACTTTAAATACAGGAGCAACACCTGGATACTTGTTACAGGAAGATGAATATAAGATTCTTCAGGAAGATCAAAGTCCCATATTGCTCGATCAGCCGTAATATATGTTCATTGGTTCTTAGTTAAGGGAAATGCCTGATCTTGAAATTAGTAATCTGCCAGCGTTAGCAGAAGCAGGTGTAGCAGCAACAGACCCAATTGCTATTGCCGATTTAAGTGCGTCGGAAACAAAAAAGGTAACAGTTAAAGATCTTATTGAAGCTGGTGTAGCTTTAATTGATACAGCGTCAATTCCTGCTGCAAAAGTTGGGACATTAGGAACAGATCAAGTTGCAACTGGAGCAATAGTTGATGGAGCAGTAACAAATGTAAAACTAGCTAACTCAACTATTTCTTTAGGCGGTGTATCAATAGCTCTTGGTGGAACGTCTGCAACTCCAGCATTTAATTTAGCTAGTGCAACTGGATACCCAACATCATCTTTAACAGGAACGATAACTAATGCTCAGTTAGCTGGATCAATAGTCAATAGTAAGCTTTCTAATTCTTCTGTTTCTTTTGGAGGTATTTCATTAAACCTTGGGCAAAATGATGATACACCTGCTTTTGATTTAACTGACGCAACTGGATATAAGACAACAAATCTTGTAGGCACGATAACTAACGCTCAATTAGCAGGATCAATTGATGTATCAAAATTAGTTGGTTCAAATGTTGGTTTTGGTGGCGTAACCGTTGCACTTGGCCAAGCAGATGCCACTCCTGCTTTTAACTTAACGGATGCTACAGGGTATCCGACCTCTTCTTTGGTTGGCACAATTACTAATGCACAATTAGCAGGATCAATTGTAAATGCTAAGTTAACAAATTCTTCTGTAAGTTTTGGAGGAATTACTGTTGTTTTAGGTGCGTCAGACCCTACTCCTGCTTTTGATTTAACAGACGCAACTAATTATCCTACATCTTCTTTGACAGGGACAATTACAAATGCTCAACTTGCAGGATCTATTGATGTTTCTAAACTTGTTTCTTCATCAGCTTCTATTGGTGGAGTAACAATAACTCTTGGTACGACTGATGCTACACCTGCATTTGATTTGCAAGATGCAACAGGTTATCTTACTACAGCATTAGTTGGGACAATCACTAATGCACAATTAGCAGGAAGTATTGATGCAACAAAAATAGTTTCAAATAGCATAACTTCTACTCAATTAGCAGCAAACTCTGTAACAGATTCTGAACTTGCAAACAACGCTGTAGATACTGGAGCCGTTCAAAATGGAGCGATTACAAACGATAAAGTTGAAA